ATTAGTATCTGTTCCTGACACTATTTGAACATTATCAGAAGCTGTTGGTGTTCCTGTGCCTACTTTCCAGTAAAATCCTCTCTCTGTATATGCAGGATTACCCTCCTCTGTTACTTGCCCATTGAAAACTGCTGAGGTTTGTGTTACTGATGATTGTGTGCTAGTGGTAACGCTAGCTAAAACCTCAGGTGGTGGTGGTGGATAGTTTACCACATTAATTAATTCTAATGAGCTAAGTCCTGTTTCTAGGTTTGACTGAATGCTATTAATAATATATTTTCTATCTAATATTTGAATACGATCTGCCAAAGAATATGTAAGCAAAAACTTCAAAGGTAAATATGCTTTTACTTTAGTTAGTCTAACTTTTGTATTGAAAACCTCTGAGATATATCCTGTGTAATACTGATCAAACAAAGTGCCTGAAAATGAAGTATCAAAAGTATATTCGTTTACCTCTAAATTAAAATTAATATTTTTAGTGCTTGTAGAAGATGCTAGTGCCTCGCTATTTGATGGTATAAAATATGCGGTAATGTCAGAATAGGTACTAGTTGAATACTCTAAGAATCTAATAGTTGTTCCTGAATTTAAAATAGGATAAAAAACTAAAGGCTTTCCTATGTATGGATCATTGTTATCATCTACAAACCAACCTACTTGTGCAAAAGTAACTGACGAAGTAGCACCATCTATTAGCCTCTCATATTTAACGTGTTCAAAAGGTGCTTCTACTGAATACACATCTCCTCCTGCATCATAGTTATCTCCTCCTCTGTACTCTATTGTTCCCCATCCTTGATTGTTGTCTTGCTCGTGTCTTAGTGCTAGTTTAGTGCCTAGTCCCTGATACTTCAAATCTATTTCTTTAAAAGGAAGCAAGATATTAACATCAGAAGCTGTGTTATCTACATACTTTGTTATATCCCAAGTTGTTGTTGAGCTATCATAATACTCATCAAGGGTTTTTACTACAATAGTTTCACCATCGTAATAAGCTGTTAGGTTAAACATCTTAAAAAGCCCTGTAAGGAAGTCTATTACCTTTATCTTAGGAACCTGCTCTGTTATAATAAAGTTGCGTGTAGTGGTTATAGATTGGCTTCCTGAGGTGGAATATGTGTTGCTTTGAGAAGCATAAGGATCACTGATAGCTATTGTTATAGAACTAACTGTCATAGCTGTGTCTGTCTGAATATAAACAGAATATCCTGTTGAGGTATTTGTAAGGCTTCCTGTTAAAACATTATTGCCACTAGTTACGCTTTGCTGATCAATAACTTGACCATCTTTTTTTAATATAACAGTATATGGACTTGTTGTTGTGCTATTAACTGTAAGTGTATATGGTAATGATTGTGATCCTGTTAATCCAAAAACATAAAAGCTAGATGCCGTAAAAAACACCTTGCTCATAGAAGAAGTATCAGGAGTAAAGTTATCTATTAATTCTGTTATAGGCTCATCTTCTTCAAAAGCATCTCCTTTTTTTCTATGCAGCCACATATACAAATCATAGTAACTATTATTGGTGCTGTTAAAAAAATCATCTGAGAATGTAATGCTATAATTTTGCTCAATGGCTTTGACAATTAAATAAACAGGTATAGCATATTTTAAGTCGCCATAATATACTCCGTGCATAGTTGGAGATGTTGTTCCATTAGGGTATAAGTTGCCTGAGTTTGCATCAGGATATGCAGTATTAGAATATGTGGTATTATAAAATAGCCTTGTAGTGTGTGTGATTAAAGGAGCAACAACAGCATCAGTATATGTAACTGAATCTACTGTCTTATCTATTCCTGTAGTTAGAGCTGTTTTAACAGTTGATGCATTATATGTTGTGCTAAAATTATTTAACCAATCAAGAGAGCTTAAAGTATCTTCTCCCACTAGGTCTTTAAGATTAACTGTGTTTCCATAGAATGTAATCTTATAAGTATGTGGCTCCCCCTCTTTTAACTGTACCCCCTCAAGCTTTATCTTTCCCTTTCTAAATTCTTTGTTGTTTAATTCAATTCTTGCTGATACTTTTTTTCTAGCATCATAACCATTGTCTATGTCGTAGTTATAATAATGCTGAAATATTTTGTTGTTAGTTCTTGAGGCAGGCAGGCTAAAGGTTTTGCTAAAGTCTGTAAATACTTTTCCTATATCCCTAACGTTTTGTATTGTTTGAGTTATGCTTACTGATTCATCTTTAAAAAGATCAACTCTTTGTCCACCTATGTAAAGCTGTATTGTCTGCATTATCTAAGATCATTTGCAAGATTAAAAGCCATATCTGCTGTGATTGTATAATCTACCAGCCTGTCATTAACGCTTGTCTTATATGTAAGTTGATTGCTTGTTATTATTATTGGTGTTACCACAGAGTTGATTGTTGCCCAAACTTGATGGCTCATTAAAAGCTCCTCCATTGTTCGGTTCATTCCTTGATCCATATAACCAGTATTCATTGTTATGGACTCTGTTCCTACTGTTCTTAAAGTTCTTACTGAATGCTCGTTTATAGAATAACTCCCTGTGCTGTCCACTAAAGACCTTTTGTAAGTCTCTGAGCTAGTGCTAACACTTTCTATTGATTTTTTAAAAAAATAAATGCCTTGAATAGCACCAAATTTATTCACAAAGTTTACTAATATAGGAGTGTATCTTGGTTCACATATTCTTTCAATAGAAACAGTCTGTCCGCCTACACTAGCTGAGGTATCGATACTACCAAAACTGTAATAGTTAATTGCACCTCCACTTTCTTCAGGTATTCTTCCTGCTTGTCCTTCTAGCCAATATATTTTTGTATTGCTTTGAAGTAAACTCCCTGATGTGATAGTAGGATTAGCACCATCTAAGAATCTCCCATAGCCATCAAAACCTTTGTGAGAAAAATTAACAGTTGATCCTACCTGAACATTAGAGCTGTCATAAAATTTAATGTTACCAGTTATTGCTACAACTTGAGATGTATATGTGCCATCAAATGTTATATCTAAATAGTCTCTTGCTAGTTCGCTTATATCAAATAATGCACCCTCATCAGCATCTACATCTTTTGATAAAGTATATCGAAGCGTACCCCCTGTATATAATTCCATTGTAGCAGTTGATGATCCTGCTTGAGTGTTGTATTCGTAGTAAGGTGATCTAAGTAAAATATTTGCCATTATTTTCTAATATATTGTATTAAATTTTCAGCGTCTAATCCGTAGCTTTCTATCAATGCATCAGGTAAATCTTTAAAGGCTTTTTCAAATGGCTTAGTAAAAAACATACTTGGCTTAATTCCTTTCTTTTTTATGCTATTGGCTAGTATGTAACCTAAAGTTGCATAGCCTTGAAACCTACCTTTTCTAGTTCTAGGCTGATCAAATTTACCTGCTTTAAACAAACCTCTTGATCTAGCCCAAGCTGCAAATATTCCTGTGGCAGCCTCTAGCCCCACAAGATTACTGCTTTTTTTATATCTAAAATTATCTAAAGATCTTCCACTTTTTGTACCACGCACCCCACGATCTTGATACCATCCATATTCCTCCATTGAGAAGCTAAGAAAAAAAGAATTTGGAAACTCTTTAGTTTTATATGTGATACTCTCTGACAGCTTGCTAGAAACGTTTTTATCTTTGTCTTTAAGGTTCTTTCGAGCTTCAAATATAACGTGCTGTGCAAACTTCCTAAGAGCTTCTTCTGTGTTCTTATACTTCATTAGCAAACTGATTGATCATTGTTAATCATTATATCAAATGTAGCTGCCCATCCTGCCAATAGGTTTTCAAATCTATCTGTAAAAGGCTCAAAGGATACATCTCCTAATACTTGATAGCCCTCTCTATAAAGGCTGCCTATTCTTATTTTTTGTATTAATTTATTTAGCACTTTAAATTGTGCGTTAAGAACATCTTGCTCATTTGTGTTGCCTCTAAACCAATTTGTAGTTGGCTTCTTTTCTACATTAACTATATCCATAGAAAGGATGCTTATGTTAAATGTTAAAGTTTGCTCTCCTGATGTAATAGAGTTTATTATCAAGTGTCCAAGTGGAAAGATGGTTTGCTTGTTTAGATCAATATCTGAAATATCACCATAAGTAACTGTGTTGATATACTCATCTGCTATAAGTAAATCCTCTATAAGGTTTGTTATTAAATAGAAGCCTCTTGCTGCTTGATAACTCATTTGAATTTATTTTTTATTTGTTTTTCTTCTAACTCTGATTTTTCTTTTATAAATGTCAATGCTAATAAAGCTTGATGAATATTTAGTTGAGTGATATTTTCATATCTTGTAACATCGCCTTGAGCGAGTGTGTAAATTGATTGATACCAGCCCCACTTTTTTCCAAACTGAGATACCGCTGTAAAGCTGTCTCCTCCTTGTGATCCAAATAATTCAGAATAGTCGTTGATAAGTCTATCCCTAAATGATAAAAAAAAAGCACAGCACCTAGAGCAGCATCTAAAGGCATTCGTTTCATAACAATAGTATCACTTGCATCGTAGTCTTCAATAGAATATCTCTCCCCATATTTTACCTTTATGGGTCTATAAAGCACACTCATAGCCCTGTGCATTAATTCCCAATCAGATAAATAGCTATCCAAATCTACATATTCTCCAAAAGATATATCCTCTAAGTTAGGCACAAACCCATATTCCACACCATCTAAAAAAAATCTTTTTCTAAGTGCTGGCTTTTCTTGAAACATATTTATTAATATCTGACAAATACTAGTAACATCTGACAGCTTCATCCTCATTACTTTCTTTAAGCTGACATCACAAAATATCTCTATCATCTTAGATGACAAAAATCTTTCATCAGGATTTTCATCTTGTATTTTTAAGAATTTCTGATACTGTCCTAGAGTAATCTCAGATAACTGATCAGGTACTGTAATATCTATTTTCATATTAATATAACGTTTTTGATATTTTTTTTTAAAAATAAAAAAAGGGCAGCATTTCTGCCACCCTTCCAAACTTAAACAATTAAAAATTTAATTTATGAACATCAAACTATCTGCATACTTGCACAGCAGAAGGAATATTATTGTTAAGATATAAATTGGAAATGATATAAACAAATAATTTTTCATTTTTTTTAATTTTATAATAAACTTGCTTCAAAGCAGGCATCGCTGCACCAATAATCACTATAATCACTTATAGGTCTGCCACATTCGCAGCATTCTCTTTCGTAAACATCAGGAGGTGTTAGCTCTCTGTCGGGTGTCCAATCATAATTTTTCATCTGTATCTTTTAAAAGGTTATTAGCTTGTTTTTGTTTTTTAATATCTGACCTTAAATTTTCTTTTTCTCTTTGCATAGCCTCCTCAAACTCCTCTGTAATAATATCTATGTATCTCCCATTAATCACTGCAAAGCACCCTTTTTGGCACTCTACTGAATCACCCCTGTCCACAGGCACAGTTATTCTGTCAGCACACGCAGACAAAAAGTATTCTAATTCATATAGGTTAAAGCCGTGATATATTTTCATTATTTTTTTCATCCTATTTCCTGTCAGTTTCATACTTCTTCGTGTTTTAGTTTTTCTTTGTATTCTTCTATTAGATGCTCAGCTATTTCGTAATAGGAACATTCGTGCAAAAAAGCTAGGGCATAATCTAAAGTCATACCCATTCCATTTGCCGATAAATATTCTTCTACTTCTTCTCTAAGGCAAGCTGCTAAGTCACATACGTCATCGTTTTCAGCTATAAATTCATCGTAGTGTTCACAGCTGTCAAAAAATTCTAGTGCTACTCTCCACGTAGGATAGTTTTTCCAACCATTATAACTCATTTCCAATAGATTTAAGTTGGTTTCTCCACTCGAAAGAAGATCGAAGTCTTGATACTTTTTCTTCTTGTGAGCCTTTTAATTTCCCACAAAGCACAATAATTTCTGTATAGTACTCCGTACCTTTGCGAATCTTTTTAGCTTTGTTCATCGAATTGTAAATCACAATATCCTGCTCAGCAATTTGATATTTCCTACCGCTATAACCGAGAGGTCTGTCAGCTTGTGTTACTTTAACAGAGCCAACATACTTGTTGTTTTGATAGTATTCAAGAGAATACCCTAAGAATTGAAAGTCCATAATACTTGTTTTATATTAACTAATATCGCTAAATAAATTTAAACTGCCTAATATTTTTATAATTTATTGTATAGCATATTTACCAAAGTTTGGCTTGCTCAACAAAGAATAGGTGGCATATCTGAGTGCATCGGTTGTGTGGTTTGCTTTATCTTCTGGTATGTTTAATGTTTTTCCATTCCTATCTTGCTTCCACTTATAGTTTCTGAACTCCTGTATCATATTATCAGAGTCTCTTGTTAGGTGTATTTTATATCTTTTAAGTAAATCAATTCCTGCATTAACACTATCCCTGCCTTTAAGGCTTGGCTTTACATTCCACCCCATTCTCCTTAGCTCCTCATTTAGTCTTGGCTCAGCACTATCTCCAAATATCATCTCTCGATCTATACCAATAGCCTTTAGCTTTCTATGTATGTCGATTGTTGTCATCATTGTTTGATATAAATATTCTTTAGCGTATAGCATATAGCCATCAGTCCATACGCCCACTATGGTTGTTGGATCATTAGTGAAGCCATAGTCTATACCATAAGCTAAAAAAGAAGCTGTCTCAGGGATTGATTCAACCTCTGTGTACCTAAAGATAGTGGACTTTGATATACCTCTTTGCCCAAGCCCATAAATCTGCCAATATTCTTCATCAGTTTGTCTAAGTCTTTCTATCTCCTCTATGATAGTTTTCTCTAAATATGGGTTGTCTTTATAGGTTGTTTGAAAAAAAGCTGCATCATCTCTTGGTATAACCTTGTCATATATCCAGTGATATTCATCAGAGGGGTTGTAGTCTATTACTATCTTCTCCTGCGTTCTGAATATAAGCTGCTGCCAGTCTTCCCAGTATAATTCATTAGCCTCATTAATAAAAAGCAAATCTCTTTTTCTACCTCTCACTTTTTGAGGCTGATCCAAAGATATAAATTCTATTAAGTTTCCGTTTAGTCTATACTCAGAAGCTGACTTGTTATGATCTTCTTCTTTGTATATATTTTTTTCTCTAAGTATTGTTATAAAATCCCTCATAGCTGAGGTTCTTAAGGCAGGATATGTTTTTCTGCATATTGTTATGATCTTGCCCTTGTTAAAAGCACAGTAATAAAATATAATCCATACAAGTATATTGTACGTTTTGCCCGAGCGAGTACCCCCCTGCTCTACAATTATTTTTTTATCTGTCTCAAGAAGATGTTCACAAACAACATTGGTGTCAATCCGCATTAGTCTTGATAATATTTAACTCAATCTCTGTTGGAAAGCCATCAGCTCCTGTTATTTCTTGACGCTCCACAAAGCCTCTGGACTTGCCTTTTGTCTTTAAATAAAATATTGTGGCGGTGGTATTGCCATCTTTTATCTGCTTGTGTAGTTGGCTTTCTGCAAAGTCTAAAGTAATGTTTTGAATGTCATCTACCTGCGCTTTAAAATCAGGATCTTTTAACCATTCATAAAATTGAGTTCTACCAATACCAACTTGCTTGCAAGCAGTAGTAACTATACCTAAAGATTTTTCTAAAGCTTCTAAAATTGCTTTTTTATGTTGTTCGGTTTTGTTCATTTTTTATTTTATTTAGAGCTTTCTCTTTATCTGAATGTGCTTTAAGTTCATCCTTTCTTTTTTTAAGAGAGTCTAGATGCTCAGGGTTTAGTCTATTTTTTTCTCTTTGCTCTTTTACCTTTCTTATTCTTAAAACCTCATCATCTATCGGCTCACACTTCCACATCTGTTCTAGTGAATAATAAACTATCGTGTATCTATATCCGTA